AAACTGATCTGATTCTGCTGGCGTGTCTGATCGTAAGTCTGGGTTCCAGCCAACTCCTGAAGCCCCGTCTGAGCAATCAGGTTCTGGAGTTCAGATTCCTCAGCGGCACGCTGAGTAGCCAACGCCGCAAGAACCGCGTTCTGCTGGCCCGCAAGATCACTTTCAAACCCTGCACGCGCCAACTCCAAATCAGCCAAACGAGAAGTATCAGCCTGCTGATATGCCGCACCCAACGTAGCAAGCGAGTTAGCAACCGCATCGTTGTACGCCTGATTCTCAGCCGCCGCCAACGCAACAGTCGCCTCAGCCTGCGCTGGATCGACACCAGTCGCCTCCAAATATGCGGCCAACGGATTACCAGTAGTCACCGCTGTGGTAGGGGTCAAAGCAGTGTACGGATTTACCGCGTTCTGCAACACAGCCGCAGTATTCGACATACCTTGCTGGGCAAGTTGACGTTGCCGTGCGACACGCGCCGCGAGATCAGAGGCCTGTTCATCATAGAACTGGCCGCGTGTCTCCAGACGCCCCTGTAGGCCCTCCAGAAGCCGCTTGTAGATTGCAGACATAGGATTCACCCGAGGAGCCTCAGACGCCGCAGGAGCCGCAGGAGCCGCAGGAGCCGCTACAGGGTCCACTGAGGGTATTGTGGTGGCGGGTGTGGGTTGGAACCTGTTTGGGTCAAACGGCTTCATTGTGCTGGCGTCAATGCCGATCTGACCAAGTTCGGCCCATGCATAAGGGTCAACACCGCTGTTTGAAGTAGGGGTAGCGGGAACCATACCGTCATATGCGGCATCGGTCGGTGGCAAGCCGCCACCAACTATCGGCTTTGTGCCATACTTTTTACCCAATTTGATAAGTCCGTTAGCCATTTTCAACTCCCCAAAAACGGGTAATACTGGGACAACTGCGCGAACAAAGCGTTGATGTTGCCCGTCTTTTCCAACTCCAACTCTTTCAACAACGTGTCATACGCCGCCGCCGCATTAGCCTGCTGTAAATCCAACTGCGTCTGCTCCTCGGTGGTTTGACGAGCAATATCCTGACGGCCCTGAGTTGCCTGAGTAGCAAAATCAGACACCCCCTGCTTACGAATACCGCTGGTACGCAAACCACGCTGACCATAAGCCGACGCCAACTTAGAAAGGTTACGAGAAGTAACCGTTTCAAAGTCACGCATCTTCCGTTGGCCACGCTGTTGCGACAACTTGCGAGCGAAGTCGGTCATGGCAGTAGTAGCCCCATATTCAAGGGCGCCCGAACGCAACCGTTTAGCCGCATCCAATCCAAGATTCGCGAAATCTGCCATCACCTATTACCCATTTCGTTACAGCCCGCCCGCATCCAAACGAGCACGGAGTCGTTCTATTTCCTGCGCCATAGCAAGGATGATTTGACGCAAAACAACCGCATCTGTCCCCTTTAGGCGGGCCAGATTCGGTGGAACCGTGAACTTATTAGCCATCAGACACGGCTCCTACGAGGGTTGTACTTGTATGTGATGCCGTTGACACCCCACGGTTTATTATCAGGACCAGACACCTTCAACTGGACAGCATTAGCCAAACCCAGATTGTCCCCTTTCACAATATCGGACCCCAAATCGGGCTGAACCCAAGACTCGTACCCGCCACTGAACTCGGCACCAACAAAATCCAATGTGAATGTACGGGCATCCACCGACCTGTCCCAGTCGTGGTACACGTCAACCGAAATCGTGGTGTCCTCACCCAACTGGCGGACCAAAAACTCTGGTCGCCGCCAAAACTTACGCAACACAGACGTGCCAGCATCCTGCCACTTCGTCACATAATACGAATTCATCGCCGTAGACGTAGCCGCAATCGTATCCTGATAGGCAGTACGGTCCTGACGCAACACATATGGCTTCGTGGGATGCAAAAACACGGGGATGCTGAGACCTGTCGCATCAACCCAGTCGGCACCACCCGCAAAACCGTAGCCGTCAGACAACGTGTAGCGAACCCAAGCGCCGTTACCAATCGTTTCATCCCAAACGAACGTGCTGGTCGGCACGTTCGCCCGAATAGCGCCGTCATACTTCAAATCAGTATCATCAAACTCAAACCCTGACTGGTCAAAATCCTCAATGTCGTCAGGGTCAATACCAACAGGCAACGACAAATACACTTTGCGGTTCACATACGAAACGTAGACACCATCAAGAGAGGTGTCGTTGAACTCTCCGCTGTCCAACACAGGACGCATCGGTGTGAACAGGTCACTGAAACCAGAACCATCCCAAACGAACAAGCCATGAGGCCAAGAGAAAAAGAACACCATCCGTTCAGTTGCCGCAATCGCCTTAGACGACACCGCGCCCGCCTGATTAGTCAACTGCACCAACTGGAACGTGTCCTCGTCGTAACCCAAAATAGCGAACACGGCACGCGGTTTGAACACCAACAACTGGTCGCCAAACGAAACAATGCCCGTGATGCCACGACCGCCGCCAACAACGTCAATGTAATCCAACTCGCGCCAAGACTCAGGCAACCCAGCCTGCGAGAACCTGATGCGATCAGGATAAGACGTGTAGCCAGCGCCATCATATTCATAGACATAGGCGCACCACACACGATCGGCGTGAGTAGTGATGTGCTCACAACGCGGAGCATGAGTACCAGCGGCGTTAGTTGCCTGCCAACGGCCAGTGCCACTAGCAGTCAACGTGGAAACAACAGTACCGTTCCACTTCGCAACATCATTAGATTCGCCAGCAGAAATGTACACATACGAAACATTCGCGTTATGCCATGACGCATACTGAGCGCCCTCAGAAGCGTTCACCGTGATGCCCATGTCAGTAAACGCGCCGTCCTCCGTCCAAAAAACTTTGTTGTTCGCAGACACCAGCAACTGCCGCGAGTTACCATCCCAAGCAAACGCCCTGCTTGGCAAGAAACCGTCAGCCGCAATAGAACCAATAGCAGACGAGTTGTAATCCGAATAACCAGCACGCTGAGAGAACCCGCCACGCGGATCAACGTCAATGTTCAACAAGTCAGGCGACTCGTTATCAGCCAACTGGTAGGCGTCAGCACGATAGTTCAGCCCGCCAGTAAAATCGTTGATCTGGATTCCCTCGGTAGCCATCAGTAGTACAGCGGTTGCTGGTGACCAGTCAACGAGTCGTGGAAGCGGGAACCAGAGAACACAAGCGGTCTGTGAGAGGGGACACGCAGAACATCTGCGGCGGCCAAACGAACTGCCTCGTCAAACGACTGACGGTAAAAGCCAGATACTTCCAGTTCTTCCTGTAACTGGTAGACCTGAGCGATCGCATAGTAAACGAGCGGCTGGTGGAGCCGTTCATCGGCGTCCACCTCCGTCGCATCATTGTCATGCCACGCAGTAGGTTTGCGGTAGCCACGCAAATACAAGGTTACTGCTGTCTCTGGCTTCGGACAGAGATACAGCGACTGTTGCCAGATAGAAAAGTGACGTGGGGTGCCAGACACGTCGTTTGATCCCAACCACAAGGCTTCGCCATCGGTATGGTCAACCATCGTAAGTCTCAAACCGCCAGCAGAGTTATCCACAACCGATGTGACTTCTCGGACATCGCCAGTCCCGATGCCAGACAGCAAATACGAAGGCTGGTCGGCAACGGTAGTCAACGTCCACGACTTCTCAAAGAACGGCCAGCGACGATCCAACGCGATCATCCGCTCATAGCCGTCAATGATGTACATATTCAGCAAAGCATCAGACAGATCGGTGGAATCCATGTCCACCACTTCCCGCACCTTTGTGCGAATCTCACTCAGATTCATCTGCCTCCACCTTCAACTTTGCTTTCGCAATCGACCTGAGATGCCCCATGCAATAATCAGTGTCTTTCGCCTTGTAACCCTGACATGGGTTGCCGCCCGTGTCATAGGCGCAGTGGCGATCGTCGTATGGCATACCGCCAGCAGGGGCGGGTCGTGAGCCTTCAGGACTCGGGGCGAAACGAGCGAACCGTGTTGCAGGCTCGCCATAAAGGGAATGTACAGGTACAGCACTCATCACCTAATACCCGTTTCGTTACGTCAAACGGGGCGGGAGCCGTAGCCCCCGCCCCGTTGTCAACGCAATGACAGCCGTTATCAGGCGGTGCGTGCTGTCAACTTGCCCTGCTTCTTAGCGTTACGGACCGTGAGGTTTCCGTAGCAGAAAATCAGGGCGTAACGTGCGTCCATGTTCTCAGGACGGACGAACTCCGTCTGCGAGAACCACTTGGACGAGTGGCCAACGAGGGTGAGGTACTTGCTGTTCAGGAAGTACATGTTCCCAGTCGGGCAGTCCACGTCAAATGTGACAGGAGCGGCCTTGAACAGAAGGTTCTGGAAACCGCTGTCCGCCGTCTTGGTGTCGGTGTACCGCAGTTGCGGCGTGAGAAGCGACTCGTACTTTTCAAAGAGAGTTTGAGTCGTGATGATGAAGTCAGGATGGTCGTTGCCAACCGAAACCGTGTTGTAAGCGGTGGTCATGTCAGCCTGAGTGAGAGCACCAGCGGTGTTCTCCTCGTATGAACGCCAGAACTCGTTACCTGCGGTGGCGCGGTTGATGCCACCAACGGTGCCGCTTGCTTCAACGAGGTTTTCAAGACCGTTCCAGTTGGCGCCACTGTTGCCAGTGCCGTCACCGAAGAACATGCCGTTGAAGCCTTCCTTCATTGACTCCTCAGCCTGCATGACTTTGGCTTCAAGAAGGTTGACGAGAGCCTGCTCTCCGTTGTTCTTGGCTTCCTCGATACCGCTGATCGCGATTGAAACAGCGTACTGCTTCCAATCGAACTCTGCGGCTGAGATGCCTGACTGTGGGGTAAGTGAAATGGTGTCGTATCCAGCGTATGAACCGACGGTGCTGTTCTCACCGTAGATCAGCGGCTCAACGATCTTGGTGCCGCCGTCCAGCATACGGACACGGCCCTTGTCCATGAGGTGATTGGTGAGAGGACGTGCCTGAAACACGTTGTCTGTCAACTGATCGCGGTAGTTCGCTACCGTGGTTGCGAGCAGTTCTTGTAGTGTATCGCCGTGAATGGCCATTGTTTGCTCCTATGGGATCAAGTGATGCCGTATTGCCGCTTCGCGGCTTCCCAAGCATCGGAAACAGTACGGATTGGCCCCGAATCGACAGCCGTTTCACCAGCGGCTGACGCTCCACCAGCGACCACGCCCCCATTCCGCTTCGCCTCAACGATAGCCGCTTCTTCTGCGGCCTTAGTTTCGCTGTACTGCTCAGTGGCTTGGACACGCGCTCTAACTTTGTCGAACGCCATCTGCTTGAAAACGGCCTCCAAGTTGCTATTGCCCTGCGCTAACGCTTGACCAATAACTTCCTGAGGATCGAAGTCGTCGCCATATGTGCTTTGCAAACGCTGAACTTCTCGTTCAAGCCTCTGGTACTCTCGCTCCTCCTCAAACTGGCGGATACGAGAATCCAGTTCCTTTACCCTCGCTTCGACTGGATCAACCCAACCGTCGGAACCCTCAGACTGCTCAACCGCGTTATCTGCGATCTTCTGCGCTTCTGCGGCGCTAACGCCGTAGTGTTGCTGAAGCAGTTTGATTGTCTCGCTCGGGTTGTTGTCCAACGCTTGCGCGATGGCATTGGCCCACTGAAGTTCTTGCCTTTGCTCTGCCAACTCTTGCGTCTTTCGGGTGTAATCCGACTGACGCTGATAGCCAGCAGTCACCTCGGACAAAGGAACCTTTACGTCGTTTCCATCAACCTTGACGACCACATGATGATCGGCAAACTCGTTTGTATCCAGTATTGGAGCCTCTGGCTCTGGTATTGCTCCGCTTTCTGCTTCGACTTGTCCACTGTCTGCCTCTACAGGAGTGGGGTCTACGGCGGCGGTATCTGTGGTGTCGCTCACAGGAGTCC